ACCACCAATCTTTAGGTTAGCAGTACTTGCTTGTGCGATACTTGTTCTAGAATCGTTAGAGATATTGCGTAGGAACTGAGCACTTTCATCATCGCCAGAACGCAGGTAAGCAGTGAAGTTACCTGTGATAGTTCTAGATCCAGTAAACTGACTGATTGGAGTGTTTAGAGAAGCTAGTTCTTCTGGAGTTAGGTAAGTTAGTGCGTTAGAATATGTAAATCCTAGCCCAGTTACTGGGAATGTGTAAGTATCTGAAGCTTGACCTTCTGGTGTATGGGTTACTTCAATAGCACTTAAACGGTTCTGAATGAATGCGCTTGTAGTTGTAGTTCCAGCAACGTTATATCTTGCATAGCTGTGATACGCAGAAGCTTGTGTATTAGAATCAACTGACGCAGTTGCTGTTACAGAACTTCCATCATTCTTAACTCCGCCCACAACGTCAATAAAGTCGTCGCGTGCAGTGCTAGTTAGTTCGATAAAGTCTGTACCGAAACCGCTCCAGCTAGTCATAGCAATAGAGTCAATAGCAGCATCAATAGAAGCTTCGTTAACAGTAGCATTTTTAACTTGGTATACTACGTTATCCATCTTTAGGTACATATTATATTCAGTTGCGCGAGCCATGTTAGAAGTATGAGCAACTGTATTTCCAGAAGCTGCACGAGCTCCTAGAGCAAACTTTCCTGCTGGTTGCCATGCAGATTGTAGTTTAGAAGCGTTACCTAGCCCTGCTGAATAAGCAGTATTAGATAGTAGAGCCTGCCATAAGAACCAGTCTGCTAGCGGCTGTGAGTTACCTGTAGGATCTACGTTTGTGCCGCCGCTAGTATTTATAACGCCAGTTGGACGTAAGTAGGTTTGGAAACTCCACTCAGTTGGGTTGATTGCAGTATTGAAGCGCTGGGTGCCACGGTCAGGAGTTAGACCACTTTCTAGTGATGTAATATCTTGAGTAGCCGCTGATTGACTTGCTGCATAACCGGCGAGTACTTCTACTCTCCAGGTATTTGTAGGTGTCATATCTGAGCCTGTATCTCCACCGGCTAGGTCGACGGTAGACATGTAAACTTCAGAGTTTCTTTGAAGGTTTAGTGATGAAGCCATTTTAGCTTTCTCCTTTAGATTTTAAAAATTTCAAAACGAGTACTAAGAAATATCTCGGCCATTCCATATGGTATTAGCAACCCAGAGTCTGTTAAAGCTGTAGTAATGCTAACATCAAATACTTGTAGAGATGGTTGAAACTTTAAATTATAAATAACGTGTTCTATGTCTTGGATCAGATCGTTAATTTGATTAACTGTATCATCGCCATACAAGTAACAACGTAATGTTGTTTCTACCCTAGCCTCTATATTTCCTTGAGTATTAAACTTTCTTACTTCTCGTCCTGTAGATACATATATAGAAGGGAAATCGTTTATCTCATCTAAGAATCGAATTCCTCTATATACATTTTCATGTAAAGACGTCTTAAAATTGTATGTAGAATCGTACGGAGACGTTCTACCGTTTATATTTCGTAATTGGCTTACGATAAAGTCATTTATATCGGAACGATTGGACATCTCTCTATTCTTTCTTAAGTATAGCACGCAGAACTATAATTGGCAAATTTTAATTTTTTAAAGATTTATTCTTCTAGTTGTTGCCTGTTGTTTAAACTTGGCTTGAACTACCGATCTAATAGAATCTTCTACTAATCTATTAACCTGATAGCCGGAACGTTCTAGTCTATCGTAATAAGGTATATAAGAATAGTCTACAGTATTTTGACGCTCAACAAAATGGGCACGAATACTTCCTCTAAAAGTTCCGGTACGTTCGTATAGCTTAGGAGGGCGAGGTTTACCAACACCACGTCTCATTCTACTTCTTACTTTAGCTTGTACTGCTCTAGTTATATCAAGTACTGAGTCTCTAGGAGTGTCAAAGTCTTTATCTTCAATATCTGCGGGCAATCGAAGATTGACAGACGCTTTAGGGATACCTCTAGACATAGGTATACTATTAGTAGAATAATATATCATGTCAATAGTTTCAGTTGGTTTAGTTTTTCTACCTTTAGCTGGCTTACTAAAGCTGATATCTGTAGGTTTTATAGTTTTAGCAAGATCTTGTTGCTCGCGTATAATTTCTACATCAACAGCCATCATAGCTTTGGAAGCTGCGGCTACAAGTTGTTTTTCAAAACTAGTTTGTAAAAAGTAACTAATAGTGCCGTCACTACCAATGGAACTACCGAAGATAGGAGCTTTAAATTTAGCTCTTGGAAAATATATTTGATAAGCTAATAAGCTACCAGACGTTTTAGATAGGATAGTTAAGTTTTTTGATTTTTGATACGCAGGTTCGTGTATAGTAGAAACTGCATTTTTAGCTAAGAAATTAAATAGATTAGTACCAGACTTAATTCTTCGTAGTTGCCTAAATATCTTTTGCTCTACGTTGTTAGTAGTTACTTGACCTTTATTTTGTAGTATCTCATTTATAATACTATTATTTAGTACTCCCGAACCGATAGTAGTAGTGGTTCTAGATTCTGTAAGTCTTCTTTGGAGTTTGGCTTCAATTTCTAGTATACCTGATTTAGCATCTCTCTCAAATATCCCAAGCTTATTAGTAATTTCTAGAGCGGCGTCACTTTGATCAATATACCAGTCTGGTATTAGCCTTGGATTTCCTGCTACTTTTTTAGCACCGTATAACTTATCACCTATTACTCGCTCTAGTTTTTGTTGTAATCTATTTCTAGATGTTTCATCTGCAGCTTCTATATAAGATTGATAAACGCGTAATAGTGCGGGATTTTTATTAAATGAAAGTACAGATAATCTAATATTAGACATTATTCAATCAACCTGTATAGATTTAAAACTCTTCTAACTTGTGGCGGGAACCCATCTAGTGACAGCTTATGGCTGCTAATATCTTCTCCCTGCATTCTAACACTCTCGCTACCCGATCTGCCTTTATATATAACTTTTACCATTTCAAGCGTAGCTAGCTTTAAATCGCTAGGTATTGTAGTGTATCCTCCATTATAAGTAACTTTAACTCCTTTAGGGTAGTTATAAAACTTAAGAGGCCTAAAGAATCCAAGCGCTTCTGTTCCGCCGCCATTTCCAGTATTAAAAGTTATTTCACCAGTTACTGGATAGAAACTAAACTGATTAACTCGTCTAGATACATCAGCTATAACATTTGTGTTATTCGCCCCATCAAAACGAAGCATTAGTTTAGTATTTTCGTCTATTCTAGTAGGGTATGTAGGAGCAGTAAAGTTAGAGGTATATTCTGCTATATGACTAATCTTAAAATCGTCTAGATATCCAGTCAAACTATGTGTGCCGCTACCAACAAATATGCCATTATTAAAATTAGGTATTGAGTTAGCTGTGGTTAACGATGCTATGCTAGTTCCATTTCTATATATTTTAATTGTAGTGTTGTCTCTAACGACTGCCATATGATAGAATTGATTGGCACTATACCCTGTATTAGAACCTTGAGAAACATTTATCTTTACAATGTTATTTTCTATAACTCTAAATTGAGCGCCATTTATTAAATCAACTTCAAACTGCCAATGACTATTATTTGATACTAAGCCACTAGAAGCTATTGTGTGAGATGAAGTAACGTTATCAAGTCTAACTTGCGTTTCTATAGTAAAAGGATCAACTCCAAAGTTCCAATCTTCTGTAGAATCTGTCTGGACATAACTACTACCGTCTAACTTTAAACTAGATCTATTAAACTTTTTAACTCGAGTACTAAGTACTGGATTTCCAACATTAGTAATGCTATGAGAAGTACCGTCTGTTATTATAGGCTCACCATTAACTCCAGGCCCACCTAAAATTACATAGTCTTTTCCGTCAAAATGTGATACTTCATCTACCCTATTTAAAGGTGGATAAGCTACAAACACTGATGATATTCCACCATCAAAGTATTCTGTATAATTATTTGCTGCAAATATTCTTCCACAATAAGACTCTACTAGAGAGCTAACTTGGGTAGCAATATTAGCTAAACGACCATCTTCATCGGTATTAATAACTTTTATTACTAAAAAGTCTTTTATTTCTGCTAAACTAACTAAGTTCGCCATCTAATTTCTCCAAATTCTTCACTATAGAATGCGTAGTAAGTCTTATTGGGGACGCATCCCTAAAGCTGGCATGTTTTATGTTCCAAGCTTCTATCTGTTTATATCTTTCAGACTTCTCTTTGTGAGCCTCTATATCTTCTAAACTAAAAAAGTTATAAGCGCCACTAAAAGAGTTACCTGTAGAAGTGTACTCTCTAAACTCCATATCAAAAGTGATATATTGGAGTCTGGCCATTTCAATTAGCATTATTTTTGTTTGGAAATCCAAGATTTATACCTTTCTTTTCCCAAGATTCTAACTTATATGGGCTTTCAAATTTACTAAAGGTTGGGCCCAAATTAAAAGCCTGAGTGCTTTTACTAACTAATCCAGGCAGAGCCTCTAGGTAAAATACAGATAGTTCTGGATTAAACTTCTTAGTAGCTAAATCTTCTACCTTGATCCAGAAAAATGTTCCTAAGTAGCTATACTCTTCACCTAGAGTCTTTGGCTCTAGAAAGTTTTTATTTTTAATAATACAAGATCCAAAAGTTTTATATCGTTTATCTTCAAAAGGGAATTTATCCGCGCAATCTAGTGTGTAGTGATATAAAACATCTGTCCAAAGAGTAGTGGCTATACCGTCTTCTGAATCTGGATGATAGGAAATACCTTTAGAATGATTATAATATATTACCCCTTCTGATGTTTTAGATAGTAACATAGGCAGGCTAGTATTAAAAAAATGACCTACCTCTCTAAGAGGTGTATTCTGTACTGTAACAATTTCGTATCCTAGTTTTGTTAATATAGAATACACTCTTTCGTAAATATCAGATTCTGGAGTTACTTTTATTAGAGTGGCAATTTTTACGCCGTTAAATAGTCTTTTATGTTTAGCAGCATATGACACTACTTTAAATACACTAGGATGGTCTAAGCAGTGAATATGGCATATATGATGTTTAAGCATGAGTATCCCGATAGTAAATAGGGGGAGGGCTCAGCCCTCCCCCACCTTTTATTAGCGTATTATATACATTGTATATTATGAGCTTGCAGTAGTAATTAGACCTGCGTAAGAATAACGAGCACTTAATGCAGCCTGTGAAACAGTTGTTAGGGCTTGGAAGTCCATACGAGTGCTTAGGTACATTGCAGTTACTTGTTGTTGTGGTAGGTATTCGCTTTCAATTTCCATTGAACGACGCTCACCGATAATGAATCCTGGCTTATAAACTAGGATACCTAGATTAGAATCAGCTGCAGAAGCGGTGTCCATGAATTCAGAGATGAAAATTGGAATACCGTATACAGCACCTACGCTACCAGTTAGGTAAGTAGCTTGAGCACCGAACTTATCTACAGTTTGGAAATCAGTGTTAGTTACTAGGTTATTATAACCTTCTACAGAAGTAACATATGCTAGGTTAGAACCTAGAGATAGACCGTACTTACCTAGAGTTAGGCGAGCAGCAGCGATATCACCTGGATCTGCTTTATCAATTGTTGTTCCGGTTTTAGTAACTAGAGCGTTAACAGCAGCAGCGTGCTCTACAAGACCCTTAATAACAGATGGATATGCTCCAGCTGCAGTTAGAGTGTTAGAAGCAGAGAATGCGCTTAGAGAACCGTTACCACGTAGAAGAGCCTTGTCGATACCACGAGCTAAGCGACGAGTAGCAGCTTGGCGTAGGAAGTCGATAAGTGGAAGAATTGTATCTTCTTCTTCGTCTTTGGCAATGTGTGTCGCAACCATGAACTTTTTAGGGCTTAGAGTTACAGCACCAATTTGAGCTTGACGAGATGTTGGTACAGTGGTAGAATCGTTAACTCCTGCTGCGAATGAACCGCTTGGGAATTGTGCTACGAAATCTGAACCGTCTTCGTCGGCTACTGGAATACGGAAGTCTTTGCTATTTACATCAATGCGGTTAAACATTGGAGCAATAACTAGTTGTTGTTGCATTTCGTTGTACACGTTAGTGCTAAATGCTTCGTTTAGATTGCCGTCAGTTAGAACAGCTTTCATACGATCACCTAGTCTAGTGTCAAACATGTTGTGCTTGTTTAGGGCACGTGCTAGGAATACTGCATTAGACTTTTCTGCGTCAGAGAACTGAGCATTAGTTCTAGTGCTTTCCTGATAGTGCATTTTGCTTGTTTGCATTGCACCTACTTGCTCGCGATAAGCTTTTAGTTGACCTTTAAGTTCAGCTAGTTCTTCCATAACGCGAGGATCTGGAGCAGAGTTTGTTTCTTGAGCTCTATACTCAGCAGCTTCTGCTTTGATGATAGCCTCACCAGCTTTTTCAACTAGTTGGGCTACGCGAGGTTCTGATACTCTAGCAACTGATTCAGTTGCAGTAGATTTTGTATCGATCTTCATTGGTTCACCTACATTTTCAGTAGTCATAGTTCTTTTCTCCTCTAGAGTGTTTTGTATATTATGGCCATATACTTTTAGCATTAGATCCCTGTTACTATCCGCCGGGATCTGCTTTAGCGTCTCAATAACCATACAGCTTTTGTAAGCTAAGTTGAAATGAGAGTCATTCCATTCAGTATAATTTTGACTCATGAGATTGATAGAATCATTTAAAGCTCTTTGTAGCTTTGCATTTGAAGCTAGTTCGGAATCATTCTTTAATTGAATAAGATCTAGCTCATTTGAATTAATAAGAGTTTTAAACTTACCAATTACTCTAACTTTCTCTTCGTCGTTTAGTGTTTGTGTTTTAGTAATATTTAATAGTATATCGTATTCTTTTTCAAGATCCCAAGCATTAATAACAGTGATATCGATAGCTGGTACTTTAATAGATTTTCCAGTTAGATTTCCTGATATGTCACACTCTTCAAAAGTAAATTCTGGGCTCTCTGCAGTAGCAATTTCTGAAGTTTTATAACGAACTTTATCAATAACTACAAAAGATTTAGTTGTGATTTTAGAAGTGTCTGCATTTAAAAGGTTTACAAAAGGAATTAGCTTCATAGGATCAGATTCTACAAAGGTAGACTCTTCTTCAGCTTCATCTTCTGCGGCTTTGATTTCAGTAGCTTCAAGCTCTTTAACAGCTGATTCTTCTACTGAGGCTTTATTATCGTCTGCAAATTGATCTTTGAATTTAGCATAGTCTGCTTCGTCTTCAAAAGTTTTGCGTACAGAGAATAAAGAATTTTGGTTTGCAGGAACGCTAACTACAGAAATTTCTAATAGCTCTACATCTTTGATATAGAAAGTATCAGCTAATTTATCGTATTTAGCATCCTTAATTCTGAAACCAACACTAAAACTTTTTAACACGCCATCATTAATAAGAGTTTTAACTCCGTGTTGACGTTCTGCAGCCTCACTAATACTAGCTTCAACAAAAATACCTTTTTTATCTACTGTAACAGCACTAACTCTACCGATAGGTTTACCGTGATCGTGCTGATAAAGTAAAATAGGATTTCTGCGGAAGTTTTCTACACCTTTAGCCCAAGCTTCTGGTAGTACAATATCTCCAGATCTATCTTTACTAGTTGTATTAGCGTAGCCAGCAATTCTTAAAGTTTTGTCACCACTTTTGGCACTCTTTTGAATGTCATCTGTAGTGATAAAAAATGTTTTATCCATATTTGCTTGCTCCTTAGTTAATAGAAACACTGTCTTCAGGTAGTGTATCTACTTCTTCATTAGTAGGTCTACCGCCTGTATCAGGTTGAACAGCGCTTCCAGTTATGTTTTGTGGTACTCTGATATTAGAAGTTTCTGGTGTGTTTAAAGTACTAAACCCAAGCTTTAATCTTGCTTCATCAGCTGATATAATACCTGCATTCACTAAGCTTACATAATATTGACTTTGAGTTCTTAAGTCTGGTTGTAAGGCGGTAATTACAGTTTTATCTGGAGTTATTCTAACAGAGTTAAAGTAGTGTGCAAAAGCACTGGCAAACATAAGTACTATAGGAAGTACGGTATGCTCATAAAATAAAACTTGATTAGCTGCTATGTTAGCGTTATTACCGCTCTTCATTAACACATAAGGTACGCCAATTGCTTTGGCCATATCTTGTTCAAGTCTTTCTATGCTTGCTTCGAAATCTAAACTTTGAAAGTTTATTTCGCTAAACTTATCTATTTTAAGACCACCATCTAAAATAGCTGGACTTCTAGCGCCTTCAAATATAGTAGCGTAAGAATTTCTCCAGCTTTGAAGTAGTCTTTCTTTTATTTTAGTATTTAAAACAGCTTCTGTGGTTAATACCACTCCAGGTACTGCGTTATTCTTAAAGAATTGGCGTTGAAACTTTAACAGAGCATTATAAATATTAATTATATTTCCAATGCTTTTTATTCTAGATTTGCCTCTAAAAATACTTTCGTCGTTATCTTCTTTGATGTGAATTATTTCATTAGCGCCAAATTCTATCACAGTCTCTTTTGACTGTCGCCCAGAATTATAAGATGATAGACCCCCACCGTGAATTAAGAATGTGTATCCTTTAATAAAGGTTTTTGGGTCTGAGACAACTTGAACATCGTTAGCTGGAAGAACGTATACGTGCGTGCCATCATAGTAAAAGAAAGCATTACCATCCATTAGTAAATCGAAGTATGCTCTTCTTAGCAGCTTAACTCTATCTTCAAAAGGATTAGGTCTGTCGTTAAGTAGCTTGTTTATTTTTTTAATCGGACCTTCGCCAGCAATATCAAAAGGTATTTCCACACATGCGCTAACAATCATGTCTACTGCGCGGTGTACTACTTCTATTTGATCGTATGCAGCTCTAAAGTCTACATTAGACTCAGGCATAGCAAAAGGTTGTCTACTTTGTATGTAGGGCTGAACAGGATTTAACTTTTCTACAATCCAACCTAGTGGGCCTCTTGCCATTTACTGTATCTCCATAGTATCTTTTTGTTTGATAAGCCAATCTTTTACTTTAAGAGCAGTATAATTAGAATAGCTTTTACCAAATAAAAAATGTAATCGTTTATGATGTGACGTACATAGTGTATACAGATTTTCGCTACTTAATTCTTCCTTACAATCTTCGGCAAAAGAAACTCGCAAAGTTAGCATAGTATCTATAGAGTCAACAGACTTTACTTTATTTTTTATACACCATCTCTCGAACAATTCACTAACACTGTATAGGTGGTGGAGTTCTAAGTCAGAAACAGAACCGCATATAAAACATTTATCACGTATTTTATAATCTTTTTTTATGTAGTCTCGTAAGTATTTAACGGGAAGACGTTTCAAATCTGACATAAGAGTATCACTTTTAATTTTCTTAATTTATTATAAGTCTAATGTTCGGAATAGTCAAAATATTTTATTTTTGAAATATGTTAATACCTAGGCATAGATACTAATAGCACTATTTTTAGTGTATGTATATATAGCATAGCGCATAGCATCGCAGCAGTGAGAAGTCCAATCGTGAAGTGGTTTTGACTTCTCAGTTCTGGAATTCCAACGATAAGCTGTCATACTTTTAAAGGTATGAGAAGCATTACCCATATCAAATATAATTTTGTCTTGCTCTATAAGACTTTGCACATGAGCTATACCATCGTTAACACTTTTAATAGCGTTTTCACAAGCAATATCATAATCATATACTAAATCTGCTTTAGTTTGTTGAGCCGCCGAATCTATAAATATGTTTTCGATATCCCATAGCTCAACCATAGACTTAATTACTTCCGCATGTTGACTAGTAGTGCCTTCTTCAGCAATATATTCGTCTACAACAAACCAAGTACTGCCATCGGTAGCTAATACTACAAAGGCTGTAGCGTCTCTATAACCCATGTCAAGACCTGCGATAAATGTAAAGCGCGAATCACCAGGAGTAATTTTGAAAGGAGCTGATTCACTAGTAAGATCTTTTAGATGGTCATTTTCGTCTAGTTTATAAATCTGACCTTCAAAAGTAGCCCACTCGCAATAATATTCTTGTCTGAATAGTGATTCAGGAATAGCGCGTCTAGCTTGTTCAATATCTTCTTGTGTAAGTCTAGGATTAGCGTGCCAAGGAAATAGTCCACTACCCCATTCAGGAAAGCTTTCATCTTGGCCGCGTAGATAGTAGTTATATAGGTAGTTTTCTTTACCGCGAGGAGTAGAAATAAATAGTGCACGAGAGTCCGGGAAGGTGGACAGAGCCGGGCGTAAGTCTCTAGTAAAATATTCATCGTCTGGGATAAGTGCAGCTTCGTCTACAATTAGCAGGTTAGCAGCACGACCAACGAGCGAGCTTCTGTTATTAGCTGATAGTAGTCTTAGAGTACTATCATTTACAAGCTTTACAACACGATCTTTTAGATTGAAACGTTTTGTTTCAATATTAAATGCTTCGATCAATTCGGTAGTAAAATCCCAAATAATAGAGCTTAGGTTGAAGTCAGGCGCAACAACAATTACTTGCTGATTAGGTTCTAGTAGTTTAGCTAGTGCTAGCACAGCTGCACCACTAGACTTACCAGTACGACGAGCTGATATATGAACCCAGTTTCGTTTAGTTGAAAGACCATCCATCATAGCTTGTTGGCTAATATTAAGCTCTTTAAACCCGTATTTATCTGGTAGTCGCGATACTAGCTTATCAACGGGTACCTTAAAATAGTTGTTAGTCATTGTATTCCTTTAGTTTGTAATAATTGTAGAATTGCTCTTAGGTAGTCCAATAGTAGTACCTCCAGAGTCAGAAGAAGCTGTGGTTATAGTTAGAGTTTCGGCTTCTATGTTAGCCCAATAAACATCTGAAATATCTGCTAGAGAGTCTATACTAGATACGCTTGCAGAAGTAACTAAAGTAGCTGTACTCAACGTATATGGAGTACTTAGGGTGTAATAGTATATATTAGGAGTTTGATCCGTTAAGTACATTGCAGTACCGTCGCTATTAAATCTTACACCAGTTGGGAATGATGGGCTAGGAGGATTAAAGTTTTCTATAGGGGTAGCGCTCATAGTATCTGGTCTAAAAGCTGTAGTACCTTTAAATGCTTGAACGTTTCCTGTAGATACTGCACAAATAAAATAAAGAATACCATTGGAGCTCACATCTAGGCCTCTATAAGTAGTTAGCGGGAGTACAGGAGATACAAATGTCGTTCCACTAAGTGTGCTAATGTTCCAGGCTGTGCCAATAGCCATTCTATATACAGCTTTATCCACTGAGTCCATTATGAAAAGATTTGTACCGCCACTAGAGATGTGCATTCCTAACGGTGAATTTATAGCTGTAGGTAGAACTTTAGAATTAGCAGAAGTTATAGTAGCACTGGTAAGATCAAAAGGTCTTGACATGTTATACTGATCTACAGAGTCTTTTTGAGAATTTGCTAGATACAGACTAGTACCGTCTGGCTTCCAGTACATATAGCTAAATGAACTATTAGAAACGTTTGAAAGAGTTTGTTGGTAGCTAGTGCCTAGTGTAGTTAAAGCTTCATTAGATTTAAGTCTTGCTACTTTATCTGTGGCATTAACGTCTAATAAGTATAGTTGACCTATAAAGCTATCTATTCCTAAAGTTACGGTAGCTGTATTATTAGTCATGGTAAAGTTACCTGTTAGGGATCCAGAGGATAGATCATCTGCTTGTATACCTGTTATAGTGTAACCTACAGTTCTACCATTTGGAACACTATTACCAATAAGCGTGAACGTAATATTGTTAGGTGCTATAATAGTAGAATGGCTTCTTTCGAGATTTACATAGAACGGACTTAAGCTAGTGTCATTAATAAATACGTTTGAAGATTGCGTAACCACAGGGCCAGATGTAGAAAGAGCTTTTAGACGAACTGAAAAAGATTCAGAGCCTTCTGTAGTTGAATCAGCGCTCAAGGTAAGATCTAGTAGACCTGTATTTGCAGAAACAGTTAGTATTCCTCCAGAGGTTACAGCATTTAGTGGACTACTAAAGTCTGAATTTGTAACACTGCCTAATATAGACCAGTATAGAGTACCAGAAAAATTATTCGTAGCTACACTAAACCTTACAGTTTCTCCTTCATTTACAGTCCCAACGTTAGGACTAATATTAAATGTAGATAGGGTAGCTCCATAAAAATTTTGTAAAGCAATAGTGCCACTCGTAGGTACGTTAGCATTCAAAGGAGTATTTGGCACATATACACCGCCTCGATAGTAATCACTAAGCTCTACGGGGTCTATACCATTAAATTCTGATTTTATATTTGATAAGCTTATTAGCCCGCTTGCTTGTAAAACCATTATTAATTACCTTTTTCTAGTTTTTCAATCTTTAAGTTTAGTTCTTTTATAGCTTCTATTAATACGGCAATAATATTTCCATATGATACAGCTAAGTATTCATTATCAGTATTAACTACCTCAGGTAGGACGGCTTGAACTTCTTGAGCTATAACACCGATATTAAGCTTATTATTTCTTTCATATCTAACACCACGTAGTTGTTGTACAGTAGCTAAAGCGTTTTCATAAGTATGTATATTTGATTTTAGTCTAGCGTCTGAGAAAGCAGCTACATCACCAGTAGCAGTAAAGTTACCTGTATCTATATCAAAAGTAAAGCGAGTGGCATTCGCACTATCACCGTCTCTTAAGAACCAATTAGCTCCTATATTAATGTCCGTATAATAGTCAACTCCATTAAAATAGTGTTCAACGTCGTTATCAGTACCTAGATTTAATTGAATGCTGTCATTTAGCTTTAAATCACCCGTAGCTTTAATAGCAGCTGCATTACTACGTAAGAATCTAGCATCTAAATCATTTATAGTGTTAATAATAGTAGTATAAGAGTTAAAATCGTTAGCACTAGCTGAGTTAAAAGTTACTAGATCATTAGCACGAGCATTTAATAGTGTAACAGCGTCATTACTATAAGCGCTTAATAAAGTGTTATAATCGTTAGCAGCTAATGTAGTATAGGTAGTCCAGTCATTAGAGCGTGCTGTTAATAGTGTAGAACCGTCATTACTTTGAGCTGCTAATAACGTAGCGTAGTCATTAGAACGAGCTGTAAGAAGCGTAGCTCCATCATTCGCACTTAGTGTGGAGTAAGTAGACCAGTCATTAGCTTTAGCTGAGTTAAAAGTAGCAAAGTCATTAGAGTATGCTGCTAGTAAAGTAGCGTAGTCATTAGAACGAGCTGTTAATAGCGTAGCTCCGTCGTTAGCCTGAGCGCTAAGTAAAGTTGCATGGTCATTTCCGCGTGCAGTTGCTAGTGTAACCCCATCATTAGCTGAAAGAGTAAGATAAGTAGCGTAGTCATTAGCATAAGCACTAAGTAGTGTGGCGTGATCATTGCCACGTGCAGTTGCTAGCGTAACTCCGTCGTTAGCTGAAAGAGTAAGATAAGTAGCATAGTCGTTAGAGCGAGCGGTAAGTAATGTGGAGTGGTCATTACCTCGTGCAGTTGCTAGAGTAACTCCGTCATTAGCATAGGCATTAACTAGGTTGCTTAAACCTCCACCATCACCAGAATACAACAATGCAGTAACAGCACCGTTTACATCTAACGTAGAAGTTGGAGCAGCAACCCCTATACCAACTCTACCTGTATTAGATACATAAACGCGATCTACAGGAGAACTAATACCAGTAGCTTGTGTAGCAATCCTAATACCAAACTCTCCGCTATCGCCTTCTGCAAAGCCTTTTACATAACCGCGCACTCCAGTACCAGATGCGTCAAGACCAAACCATTCAACTCCGCCATATCCTTGACCAGAAATTATAGTAGTGTCAGTTTGAATTAGCTGTAAACTAACCCCAGTGCTATCAGTAGCTGTGGCAGTTTGTAACTTAAGTACAGGACCTGTACCGGCAATATGAAGATTGGCAGTCGGAGCTGTAACCCCTATACCAATATTAGTATTAGGAAGTATTCTTAAAGCTTCTATATTATTAGCTCCAAGAGCTAAATAATTACTGCTTCTATTAAATATTGTAGCATCACCGCCAGATAAATGAACGTTACCAGCTACTTGTAGTGTTACGTTTGGCGAGACTGTACCAATACCTACTCTTCCTGCACTATCTATAGTAACTCTATCAGTAGGAGCACTAACACCAGTTGCTTGAGTTCCTATTCTAACCGCAATTTGACCAGAGTCTCCTTCAGAAACTCCTTTTATATAGCCACGAATCCCATCGTTACCACTATCAGCTCCAGACCATTCAATACCCCCATATCCTTGACCGTTGATAATAGTAGTATCACTTTGTTGAAATCTTAAGCTAACCCCATTAGCATCTGCAGCAGTACCAGTTTCAAGTCTTAGTACGTTTCCTGTGCCTTTAATATGAAGATTAGCTTGTGGGTCAGAAACACCAATACCTACGTTAGCTGAGCCGGTATAGAATACATAGGTGCCATCATCTGTGAAGGCCCCTCCGCCGCCAATTTCACCCCACTCAACTCCATCATAACCTTCAAACGACCCACTAGTATTACTAAATCTAAGCATACCAGGAGCCGGAGTTCCAGGACGCTGAGAATCATTACCTAGGGGTAGTTTAACAAAACCAGTTCCGCTAAAAGTTACATTGCCTGTTATAGTAGAACTTGTATCTGTACGAACAAATTGACCAGATGTTAGTCCAGAAAGAGTTACTGCATCTCCACCAACTTGAAATACACCGTTATTAGCTGCGTTAACCATGTATAGTGCATCACTACCTACAGATACTAACTCACCATAAGAAATTTTAGTAGCTACGGCTGCAGCATTAGCAGCAACTAAACTAGGCATTTTATATACAGCTAAACCGTTTCTAGTAAATTCAGATCCATTATACACCAACATTCGGCCTTGACCGTCTGCAGTATCAGCCCCGCTTTTATACCAGAACATGCCTGTACGAAGCCCAGTAGTTCCATCAGAATTTATTTCTGCGCCAGAAGGCTGCCCTGAGCTAGCAAAGTTTTGTAGTAGTGATAACAAAGCCTCGTTATAGTCTAGTCTACTTTGTGATATAGTAGTAACTACTGAAGGAGTTGAAAAGGTATTACTCATATATTATTCTCTCTTATACTACTCAAATACTTATTTAATGTATTAGTAGTAGATAATTCTTCTATTCTATCAAAGAATATTAACTGTTTTGCATATTCACTGCCTATAACTGGTTTATTGCGCCAATCAGATCCTACCACCATTATATCAGGAGAGTAGTCTCTTATAATACGAACTAAGTCATCATCACTGTTAAATATATTAACATCATCTACAAATTTAAAACTAGACATAATATGAATTCTAGTGTTTGTATTATTTACAGGTCTAGAATTACCTTTTTTAGATCGTATTCTGTCGTCACTGTCTAACGCTACAAGTAAATGGTCACCTAAACTTTTAGCATAGCTTAATAAGTATAGATGACCAGAATGTATAATATCAAATGTGCCGTTAACAAAAACTTTAGTCATTATATTCTCTCTTTCTTATAGTAAGATAGCATATAAAATTTACTAAAGCAAGCATAAAATTATTATATTTATGCTATAAACTATTTAGTGGAACGTTATTCCATTGGTTAGCCCAATAGTAGTATTTATTTGTACTAGATACGTAGGCTTCATCGCCTAAGGTATTTCCGAGGATAAGCAAGGCTAATTTTATTGCGATACTAGACGTATCATTTTCCAACTAGACCTCCAAAGATAAAAACGATTAGTAGATTTTACATAAGCTTTGCTACCAATAGTTACATTGCTAGTGGGCAAATCGTTTGAGTTGTCATAAACAGTTATCCCAGCTCCTCCGGTAGAAGAACTAAACTCAATTCTAGCATTAGCACTTACGTAGGTAAGCACATCGCCATCGCTAGCTTCGTCAGTTGAAATTAAAGATGGGTTTACTCTATTCATTTTAACTTCCTATAACATATTCGCGAATAAAGCCATAAGTAGAATCGCCAACATAAAGTTTAGTTCCGTTATAGTTTAAGGCTATGCCTCCAACACTCCATGAGCTAGGTAATTGTAGCTGTCTTGTAAAGGTAAGAGAAGACACATTCCAAGGAGTGCTCAATGCGTACTCAGAAACTCTGTTATTAGTAACACCTCTAACATATAGTCTGCTTCCATCAGGTTTAAATACTAAGTTTGTAGGTACGGTATCTTGAGACGCAATAGACTGTGTACGAGTAAAAGTTGCAGTTGAGATATTCCACGGAGTGGAAAGAGTGTATTGATTTATATCATCTCCCGCACTTCCCATTACATACATATAAACTCCGTCGTCACTAAATGCTAAAGCTGTAGGAGTAGTTTCTTGAGTAGCAACTGAAAACTCTTCGATTAAAACGCTAGTTGATAGCGTCCAAGGTTTAGCTAGTTTATACTGATAAATTTTATCTTGGTTAGCGCTAAGAGTATATAAATAGTAGCCGTCTAAGGATAGTTTTATGCTCTCAGCAGATGCACCAGGTCTTGGTACGTTTAGCGCTGTTTGCAATGATATAGTGGTTAAATCCCAAGGAATTAACAAATCGTATTCTAAAATAGTAGCTCCAGATTCATTTACAAATAGTTTGGTGCCATCAGGCTTAAAAATTATATCATCCATTGCAGGACCTGCATTTAAATAAGCATTCTTAGCTACAGAAACTGAATTAGCATTACCGAAAGATATTCTAGAGTCTACATTGGATATAGGAAATTTTAAAATTCTGTCTAAGGTGTTATCAACTGTAAATATAGAATTACCTTTTATGCTAATATCATAATAATCAGCAGCATTAGTATATGGATGTAGCCTTGTAACGTAAGGATGTTTAGCTGAATATAAATTGTAAGGTTCTTCTAGTGTAAGTCTATATAAAGAAGTGCTAGTAGCTGTATATGCGTATTTACCGTTAGAACTATAAGCTAATCCTCTGGGCGAGCCTAAATCTGAGCGTTCACTTACTTGATATAAACCTCTAGATTCTATTGGTCTAGCAGGAATTT